ATGTAATAGTCGGTGATGCAGACCCAAAAGTCATCCAGCAGGAAGCCTAAGTAGATTATTGGTTGAGTTGGCAATAGCCACCAACATACCAATGAGTGAATGGGTTGATGCAGACGACATTTTAACAGCTATCGAAGTATTGGAGGCGAGGTATGGCAAGTGAAACCATTGCTTACAGTCGCAATGACATACGCGATATTCTTAAGGCTTTCAAAGTTATGGATGATCAAGCGACTGAGGAAGCAAGAATTCAATCTGCTGCTTTGGCGACATACGCAGCTGAGGAAATTAAAACAGCAGCTAGAGGTCGAACAAAATCAGGCAAGGTTGCGCAGAGAGTTGCAGACGGCGTTAGCATCTCAAAGTCCAGCAAAATCGGTGAGTTCAAATATGGTTTCGCACGACAGAAATTTTCAGGTGGGGCTAACACGCAAACCCTATGGGGTGGTGTTGAGTTTGGATCTAATAAGTTCAAACAGTTTCCTACATATAGCGGAAGGCAAGGCAGAGGTTCGCGTGGTTGGTTTATCTACCCAACGCTTCGCAGAATTCAGCCTGAATTGATTAACAAATGGGAAGCGGCATATAACCGCATTTTGGATAAGTGGGCATAAGTGGCAAGAGATACCAGAACCCTATCGCTTAAGATCCTTGCGGATATTGATGATCTTAAGAATAAATTAAACCAAGCTGACAATGCCGTTGAAACTAACAGCGAAAAGATTTCAGCATTTGGAAAGAAGGCTGCTGCTGCATTTGCAGTCGCTGCTGCTGCTGCCGTTGCCTATGGCACTAAATTAGCCGTTGATGGGGTCAAGGCTGCAATAGAGGATGAGGCTGCACAACTTAGGTTGGCCAATGCGTTACGGACTGCCACAGGTGCAACAGAAGGTCAAATTAAAGCAACTGAGGATTTCATTCTAAAGACATCTTTAGCAACAGGCGTGGCTGATGACAGCCTTAGACCAGCCATGCAAAGACTTGCAGTAAGCACAAAAGATACTGGTGAGGCACAAAGATTATTAAGCCTTGCGTTAGATATCTCAAAAGGTAAAGGGATCGAATTAGAAACTGTCGCAAATGCATTAGGTCGCGCTCAGGATGGAAATACAACAGCTCTTGGCAGGTTAGGACTTGGATTATCTAAAGCCGAACTCTCAACATTATCTTTTACCGAAGTTCAGGCTAAGTTATCTGAACTCTATGGTGGCGCAGCAGCTGCAAACGCAGAAACCTTTCAAGGAAAGATTGATCGCTTAAAAGTTGGATTTGATGAGGCTAAGGAAAGTCTAGGCACAGCCTTGCTTCCACAGGTAGAAAAGTTTATTACATTCATTAACGATGTTGGTGTTCCAGCACTTAACGGATTTATTGCAGGATTAACAGGTGATGCAGGATTAAGTGCTGCATTGACAGAAACTCAAAGAGGTGCTGAAAGTTTTGGCAAAACCATAGCAACTATCTCAGGCATCATTTCAGGATTTATTACATTCTTAAGAGAAGCAATTGGCTTGGTTGTATCACTTGCTAATGAATTTATTAAAATAGTTAATATAATTCCCGGAGTTAATATCGGTGCATTACCTAACCCAGCACCATCATCTAGATTACCGGCAGTTCCTAAGAGCAACAGTAACTTTACTTATGGCTCAGGCAATCCAGTTAATATCACAGTCAATGCAATAGATGGCGAAGGTGCTGCAAGAGCTGTGGCAGGTGTGCTTAATCAAAGTGCAGCAAGATCAGCAGGATTATTAGTCGGCGGAACAGTAGGTAGATAATGACCGCTTGGTCGCCCGATTGGAAACTTACTGTCGCAGGTGTTGATTATACTGACATTGCAATAAGCGACATCCAGCATCAGGCAGGTCGAACAGATATTTACCAGCAACCAAATCCATCTTATTTGCAAATTACATTTGTTGCACTAACTGGTCAAACATTGCCATTTGACATTAACGACAGTTTAAGTCTGCAAGTCAAGGACACATCAGCTGCTTATGTCAATATTTTTGGTGGCGACATAACAGACATCACAGTTAGCGTTGGAGCAACTGGATCAATTGCAACTGTTATTCAATACACAGTTTTAGCAATGGGATCACTTGTTAAATTAGCAAAAGAATTATATGCCGGCACAATCTCACAGGATGAGGATGGCAATCAAATCTATGACTTATTGTCTAGCGTATTGCTTGGCACTTGGAATGATGTGCCAGCAGCTTCTACATGGGCAACCTATGATGCAACTGAAACATGGGCTAATGCTGTAAATCTAGGACTTGGTGAGATTGATACTCCGGGTTTATACACAATGGAAAATAGAGCTGCATCAACAGATACTATTTACAACATTGCAAGCCTTATTGCTAACTCAGCATTTGGATATTTATATGAAGACAATGAAGGCAACATTGGTTATGCCGATGCAGATCACAGGCAGAATTATTTGCTTACCAATGGCTATGTTGATTTGAGTGCTAATCATGCATTAGGTCAAGGACTTAGCACCATTACAAGGTCAGGTGATATTCGCAATGATGTGTATATCAATTATGGCAATAATTTTGGATCACAGGAAACTGCAACATCGGCAACATCAATTGCAACTTATGGCTACAAAGCCGAAAGCATAAACTCGGTGCTTCACTCAGCTGTTGATGCTCAAGCTGTGGCAGATCGCTATATTGCTCAACGCGCTTTCCCATTGCCAGCATTCCAAAGCATTACTTTTCCAATCACAAATCCAGAGATTGACAATAGTGATCGGGATAATTTGCTAGGCGTATTCATGGGGCAACCGCTAAACTTATTAAACTTACCGGATCAGATTTCAGGCGGTGAGTTTGAAGGCTATGTTGAAGGCTGGTCATGGAGCACTAGGTTTAACGAATTATTCTTGACAATAAATTTGTCGCCTGTGGCTTATAGCCAAGTGGCGATGCGTTGGGATACTGTTCCAATAGTTGAAACATGGCAAACAATAGATCAAACATTGACATGGGAATACGCTACAATCGTAGCCTGAGATAAAGGATAATATGGCAACCACTACCAATTACGGCTGGACTACACCGGATGACACCGCGTTAGTCAAAGATGGCGCATCGGCTATTCGCACGCTTGGCACTTCCGTTGATACAACTACAAAAAATTTAAATCCACAAACAACTCTTGGCGATATTGCTTATCGCTCATCAACATCAAATGTCAATACCAGACTTGGAATTGGAACAAGTGGTCAAGTTTTGTCTGTTAGTGCTGGAGTTCCTGCATGGGCAGATCCTTCAGCTGGCGCAAACTGGTCTTTATTAAATGCTGGTGGCACAGCATTAACTGCTGCTGCAACCGTTACAGTTTCTGGAATAAGTGGTAAAGATAAAATTATGGTTATTGTATCAGGAGCATCTACAGCAACCGCTGGTGCGACAATATCTGTAAGATTAAACACAGATACAGCAAGCAATTATTATCGTTATGGTATGAAAGTAAATGCTCCAACAACTTATGGATCACAAACAATTAGAACCACAATTACTGGAGCAGCCACTTCTATGGAATTAGGTATATTACATCCTAGTAATGCTGATTATACTTGTAATGGTTATGTGTTACTAACTGGATGCAATAATTCAGGTGTTAAGGTTTTCAATTTAGCTGGAACTGCTGAGGAAAGCACTAGCACAAATAGCGGTTATGTTTTAGGTGGTTATTACAATTCAGCAACTGTTATATCATCAATATCAGTATTCTCATCAGCAGGCAATTTTGATGCTGGAACTGTCTTTGTTTATACGAGCGCATAAGGAGTAATTATGAAAATAACAGAAAAAGAATTTAATGTATTAACAGGTGAAGAAACAATTACTGAGCGTGATGAAACTGCTGCCGAAAAAAAAGCAAGAGAAACAAGACAAAAAGAAATTGCAGCAGAAAACGCCGAAGCCGAAGCAAACGCAATTGCTAAGCAAGCAATCCTTGATCGCATTGGTTTAACTGCTGATGAACTTAAAACGATACTTGGCTAATCGTGCCAAGTTTAATTGAGATTGCTAAAGCAGAAATTGGTTATACCGAAACAGGTATAAACGATACAAAGTATGGCGAATGGTATGGCTTAAACAATCAGGCTTGGTGTGCAATGTTTGTGTCTTGGTGCTATGACAAAGCAGGACTTGGTAACAACATTAAATCGCAATCTAAAAAAGGATTTGCAAGCTGTGCTCATGGTCTTAAATTCTTTGCAGAAACAAACAAGTTAATACCAGTTGGTCAGGCTAAGGCTGGCGATGTTGCATTCTTTCAATTTGACAAAGATGCAGAGCCCGATCATGTTGGCATAATCAAATTTAACAATACAGCTTTAAAGTATTTGCAGGTTATCGAAGGCAATACATCAGCAGACAAAAGTGGCAGTCAATCCAATGGCGAAGGCGTATATCTAAAGCGCAGAAGTTACTCATTGGTAATGGCTGTTGCCCGACCATAGGAGCAAAATGAAACTATCAAACAAACACAAAGCAGCAATCAAGTCATATTTAAGAGCTGTGGGTGCAAGTGGTATAACTGTTGCATTGGCAATTGTTGCTGACATCCGACCAGAGTTTGCAGTATTACTTGGTGCGCTAGTTGCACCGCTTGCTAAAGCAATTGATCCAAGTTCCGGTAAAGAAGTAGATTATGGCGTTAATGCGAAATGACCGCAAACGAATGGGTTGGTTTCGCCGCCGGCATAACCGCCGTATTACTGGGTTTCTTTGGGGGTCTGCGTTATCTTATTAAAGGATGGCTTTGGACATTAACTCCTAATGCTGGATCTAGCCTTGCAGATCGACTTGCACGCATAGAAACGCGGCAAGAGGAAATGATGCGGTTTTTAGAAAACAAGAAGTAAAATTAGTTTATGGCGAACACACGAAAACCTATCAAACGCAAAAAGATCAATCGTCGCGTAGTTCGCCAAACTCCTGATCCATCAAAAATTGATGCTCATTACATTGCATTACATACCTGTTACACAGCTGCAAGGCGTGCAGGATTTACACCAGAGCACGCATTCTGGTTAATGACCGAGCATAAGACTTTCCCTGATTGGGTCGTAGGCGATGGTGGAATTATTCCATCAATAGATCCAACTGACGATGAGGATGACGATTAAGCGCATCGCTTTCGTCAGCGATTTACAAGTGCCATTCTTTGATGAATTGGCAGTCAAGTCAGTAGGCAAATTTCTTGCCAAATGGAAACCCCATCGCACTATCTGCATCGGAGATGAAATTGATCTCCCACAGCTTGGTGGTTTTAATGCCAATACTATTGATGAAATGGTTGGCAACATTCATGAGGACAGATTACAAACTCAACAGGTTTTAACTTATCTTGGTGTAACCGATGTGCTTGGTAGTAATCATGGCATCAGACTTTACAGATCAATTAAGAAACGATTGCCCAGCTTCTTAAATCTGCCAGAGATGCAATACGAGAAGTTTTTAGGTTATGACAAATTAGGCATTAAGTTTCATCCTTACGGCTTAGATTGGGCGCATGGTTGGACTGCCGTTCATGGCGATGCTTTCCCACTCAGCCAAGTGCCGGGACAAACAGCCTTAAATGGGGCTAGGAGGCTTGGAAAGAGCGTAGTGTGTGGGCATACCCATAGATTAGGGCAATCAGCCTTTACAGAGGCTTCTAGGGGTCAATTAGGGCGTACTGTATGGGGCGTTGAGGTAGGCAATTTAGTAGATTTAAGTAGTTCAGGCATGGCATACACAAGAGGCTACGCAAACTGGCAAACTGGCTTTGCTGTTGCTTATGTTCAGGATCGTAAAGTGCAAGTTATTACTGTGCCAATCAATGCGGATGGCAGCTTCATATTTGAAGGCAAGGTATATGGGGCTTGAAACAGACTATAAGCACCGCACGATTGATGACCATATCGATGATCTTGAGGATATTGGCGTTATCTAATCGTTATAAAACACGCCGAAAGTAAATAACCGAAGGTCATTGCTTTAGGTCATACTTTATGTATCTGCACAGGGTGTGTGGATATGTAAGGGAGCGACATGATAGAAACAACAACCCCCTGGTTATGGCTTTATGCCATGCTTGGGTTAGTAATTGGCTGGTGGGCAATAACAAAAATAATGGATCAAGCCTTTGATCGTGGCTTTTGGTCAGGCAGAGCAGCTGGTTGGCGAGCAGCTAATGAACATTATGAAAAAGTTCGCAAGTTAAAATCTCAGTCTGTATTTGATTATGACAACAACAACTGAACAGTTATTTGACAATGTCATCAAAACTATTCATGAGAGAGGTGTCAGCTATGGGCATCCAATTACAAACCACAAAAGGATTGCCGAACTGTGGAGTGCATATAT